GTACGTAAGACCAAAATCAGAGTAGTAAGTGCCAGTATTTATGCCAACGTTGATTGGTCCTTCATATATTCCTGTCAAAGCAAGCGTATTGCTCCATATTATCGTTTGAAACGTTCCGTTAGCCGCATGTGTGGGCCAGTCAAATACCCAGTGAATTTTCTCATCGTTAGCATACGTTTCCGCAGAGTTCGGAGTTCCTCTTTGTGTGTCACTACCAGAATACGTGGCTTTATTAGCCCAGCCGATTGTAAGACAATCATAATTAAATATGTTATATGGAGTGTTTTCTGGAAGTGTTGATGTTGTTAAATAAATATTGTCCATATTAAAATAGCCTTGATAAGTATTGGTTTTATTAAAAGCTCCAGCACAAAACTTATCCCATTGATAACTTTTTAGCCAATCATAAACAGCCTGATATATAATATTGTGCGTTTTCGCTTCTAACTCTAAAGCGCCTGTTTTTGCATCAAACAGCTGAACAGTAGCTATTCCTTTGACGTCTCCATCTTTTTCTTTTATTTTTACTATCTCTTGGTTTGTCATGTAATTTCTTACATAATCTCTTACTATCATACCATCTCCTCCTAACTCAGAGATACACTTACAGATGTTTCTTCACAAACTGCGTCTGGAATGCTAACGCCTTGCTGTATAGAACTTAATGTTGGACTTTGCACTGTAACTTTACGAGATGTATTAGGTGCTATAGCCTCTATTGAAATTCTCTGTTTAATATTCGCTTGAACTGGGATAGACCCAACCATTAATATGGAACTTAAATCTCCATGCCAAAATAAAACGTAGTCAAAGATATTGCTCATCTTATTACTTGCTCCGACAACAAATTACTATACTCATCGTATGTTCTTGCATACTGCACCGTATACACTACTTGACCATTAGCGTCATAATATGTTTCAATCCTGTATTCGTNTTGTGGCGGTTCTCCTACAAGCTCGCTCTTCATTGTAAGCTTGCCAGAGTTATCGTAAAACTCTACAATTCTAAATTTACCTAAAGCATATTGGTCTCTTCTAACTATTCTGCTGTTACCAATTACGACATCTTTTGATTGAAAAGTGTTATCCCCTAAAACTTTTACTTCTGCCTGTGGTCTCTCATCATATCTCATGATTATTACACCAACACGCAAAATGCATCATACGAGTATCCGCCTTCTTTGAAATTGTGTCTAATGCCATGTAATATTGTATCATACGCCACAGAGTTATCTTCGTTCATTACCTTAAACTTGCATGGATAAGGAGCTATTTCATCTAATCTGCTTGGTATTACAGATATCTCAATATGTTTCTTTCTGAATGGACTGTTCTTGTATCTTAAATACGTTGTCTCAATTAAATCTTTGTTCTGCAAAATCGGAAAGTCTAAAGTCAAAGTAGGGTCTACAGTGCTAACTTCATCTATATACTGGTTCAATGGCACTTCTTCAGTAATTGGAATTATTCCTTCTACAGTTCCACTATACATCATTAAGCTGTCTACCTGTGTTGGAATAATGTAGTAAAACACAGCACCTCCACCATAATAACACGATGCTACTCCAGTTTCATCTACGTCTAAGAACATGTAGCCAGTAGGATTGTATTTATCAGGTCTGTATTCTTTGATAAACAGCTTGTTATCTACTGGTACCATTACTTCCATTGTCTTATATAACTGTTGCTGTGTAAATCTTGGAGTTCTACCTTTAAGCCTGATGGTTACTTTTTCTCCGTTGTCAAAGTCGTACTTTACAGCCAAAGAAGGAATACCCAAACCACCTATTACAACTGCTCTAATATCTGTCACACTGTTAACATCAACCTGCTGATTAGGGAATATGTAATCTCCTGACATATACAAATTTTCTAATGTTACCCAATCAGCCATTATTTCTCCTTTAAGATTAGCCCACAGCACAGCTCCAACAGATTGAGATAAGCTTGATAGAATGCTAAAATACGTTCCTTGCTTTAATGCACACCACAAGCCGCCTGCATTTTCTTCCGTGCCCTCAAACAGGAATGGTTTTCTAACCATTTGTGGAAATGCTCTATATGGATTACCGCTTAATATCCTCCAATAATAGCCACTTACTGTGACTGGCTTCACTAATCCATAACCCTCATAAGTCATTCTATCAAACTTACCAAGAACATCTTCAAAATGTAGCGTAGCCACCTTATTAACTTTAGAGAACTCTATTTCTTTAAGAAACCATCTATTAAAATCAATTCTCTTTGTGTTGTCGTTTTCGTCTTTTAGTATGAAATAGCCATCAAGCTTAACATCTTCGTAGCTTTTTAATGTGGCAAAGCTGGACTTTGGATTAACTATGTTGTATTTCTCTTCGTAGTCCAGTATTTTGATATATCCAGTGCCTTTAACAACAGTTCTACCTTCCCAAAACATGTTCTGCATGAACTGTGCTTCTAAGATGTCATCAGCATCTAATGTCTCAGATATGCCAGAGCCATAAAGTCTACCGTAAAAGTCTGTTATCGCTATCATAATTCCACCAACTGGAAAGTTACATCTTTGTAATACATCTTATTGTTTTTGATAATTAGCGTTGAATACTCCAAGTCTCCAACATAGCCTCTAAAAGACGTTACAGTGCTTTGGTCTCCAGGTCCTGCCATAGAAGGGAATATAACGGTTACCTGATGTATGCCTTTACCACCAGCGTTTGTGTAATACAATGCTCTTTTAAGAAACTTCAACTGGGCTTCACTAAGAACAGCGTATCTAACATCAATTCTAATTTTCTTGTTGATGTAAGCGAATGCCATGTTCCCGAGTAAGTTTCTCTCGGCTTTTGACAATACATATTCACCGTATTTAATCTCAGTTGGAGTAGGCATCTTTGCCCCATCTATTTCTAATATGGTTCTATTCTCTGGCATTCTGCATCACCTTATTAGGGAATTTTAACCCTATTACCATTTATACGTATTTCTCTCGTTATGAACTCTGGAGTGTCCTTTATAGCTTCCTCTATGCTTATTTGGATTGGCTGTGCTCCTAAAAATTTGCCACCAAACCAGTTTATAAAGTCCACGGTTTTTTCTGCGAACCAATCAGTTACGCCAGGTATAAGGTTAAACCCAGTTGGTATAAGTTTATATACTCCTTCAATTGCATTCTTGATTGTGTTATATTCTTTAATTTGGTTAGCTAAACTTTTAGCAAAGCCTGGTGCGAACATATAACCAGAGCTCATCGGTGGAATAGGTTCGCCAGGAATTTTATTTTCACTCTCTGGAAACATTTTGCTTTTCATTAAACTGTAAATGCCATTTATTGTCGCACCCTGCCCAAACAGGCGGTCTCTGATACTTGTTAAAATATTAGCAAAGTCGTTTTTAATTGTGTAGGCTATATCGCCAATACCAATAGACAAGTCGTCAAGCTTCGGAATAACAGCCGATGTAATACTTGTATCAATATTGGTGGCTTCTTTTACCAAATTGTCTAAGAATTTAGAGTAGTCTTGCATCTCAATATCAATAATTGTTTCTGGAACTTCTGGAATGTTCGCCACCATCTCTGCTTGTTGTTCTATAGCATGTATTACGTCAAAGCTTTGTAGGTTATCCTTAATTTCTTTTGTGCTATCTGCAACGCTGGACATGTTGTCCTTCATCTTGGCTGTATCTTGTGTAGGCTGTATAAAAGCGTTTTTCATAGTGTCAGATGCTTCCTTTGTTTGTTGTTCCAGTTTATCAAGCGATTGGTTAATCTTGCGATTTAAGGTTCTATCTACAACGTTAACCAAATAAAGTGAAAGAGCAAATATGGCAGTAGCTATACCAAGCGTTAGCATATTGGCAGTAATAGTGGCTTTAGCCATTATTCCAGATAATACAGCACTCAAACTTTTAGCTCCAGTTATTACTCCAACTAATCCCTTGGCTGCACCACTAATCCAACCAATCCAAGTCTTAAAGTTTTCTTTGATATAGACTGACATTGTCCAAATAGTTTTTAAGAACCCAATCATCGGTTTCATTAGCCTCAAGATTGAAGATGTAATCCAAAATATCAGAGTTCCAGCCATAAGAGTCATTAGTATCGGTCTTAATATGTTACTTGTCCCAAATAGTATATTTATAACCACTTTGAATATGTTGGCGATAATATTATATATATTAACAAGCCAAGCGTATGTAGTTACTATCATGTTATACAGCCAGCTGCTTACGTTATTTTTTATCGCTAAAAATAGATTACCAGTTTCAGTAACTTGAGCTGCTATTCTTTGAAGAACCGAAGAAACGGTTAACAGCACTGGCATTAGCGTTTTAGCTATTGTTCCAGCAACTGCTGTCCATATCTGGTTTAACGAAGAAATGGCTATATTAAGTGCACCAGTAGTGGTAGTTCCTATGTATTTAACGATGGCATCTGTTTTCTTACCAAGCTCTTTCATAATCATTCCTACAACTTCATCTACGTTTGTTAGAAGCCCTTTTCTCATCATGTCTTCTACTTCTGCTGGTGGTTTGCCCATTCCCTGTGCTATGAGTTCTACGATGTTAATGCCGATGTTAGCAAGCTGCCTTCTTTCTTCTGCTACTACCTTACCTTTAGCATACATCTGACCTATAGCCATAATTGCTCTGCTTGTTATAGCCGAAGCTCCAGCAGCTCCACCACCACTAACAGTGCCAACCATTTGTGCAAATACAGGTATGGTTTGTAGCATATCTTGTATCCTTTGGTAAGGAATATTGTAAACAGCCGCCTGCTGAGCCGTATGCATTAGAGATGCCATATCAACGCCAACAGTTCTGGATATCTCCCAAATGGTATTCTTAAGCTCGTTTGCTTTTTCTAAAGAACCAGTAATGGCTGTTAGTGTTAGCATGAAGTTTTGCTGAACACCAACCGTGTCAATAACCATCGACTTTATTGTTCTACCAATATTAGATGCAGTTAGTGATACGTTTCTTACAGCCCAAACCAAGTAACCAAGCTGTCCGAATATGGTTTCATAAACAGTGGAATACGTTACGCCTCTTGACAAGAATACCTTATCTAATAAACCGCCTTGTCCTCTACCGCCAGATACTCTCTTAAGCTGCGTAGCTTTCTTTGTTACTTTAGATAAGCCTTCATCTAACTTGTTTATGCTTTCCGATGTATTCTGTATGTTTTTGGTTAGCTCTGTTACAGCCTGTTGCATTGCAGTCGTCATTGCAACGATGGTGTCTACACTCGTAGCACCTTTGCCCCCCTTAGAAGTAAGAGTTACTGGCAAAGCGAACTGGTTTTGTTCTCCAGCTAACTGCAACCTTGCTTTAATTCGTGATACGATGTTTTGGACTGCGGCATCTAAAGACGCTTCATCAACATTGGCAGAGACAAAGCTGACATTTAACATTAACTGCGTATTTATTGGCTGAGAATATAAAGCAGTAATACGTGACTGCAAATCAATTATTTTGCTTGTTAATGTGCCAACCTTCTTAGTAATACTGTCAAGGCTTTTACTGATGCCAGCTAAAGCTGTTTTTGCCTGCGTTACATTAACAGTTACTTCAATGTTAAACTGTTCGCCACTGCCTTTGCCCATTACATCTGCCATTTACTTCACCTTCGGAGCAGGTATGCCGAGCTCCACGGCTGATTCCACTGTCCTTTGCTCAAGCTTCTTTCTCTCATCTTCGCTAAACCTTAAGTCTTTTATGAACGGATAAATATCATCTGGAGATATGCTTGTGTGTATTTTCGCTCCCCAAGCCCTGACAATATTGTATCCACTATTTATCACTGAAGATATAAGCACTCCCCATTTATTCTGGTATTCCTCCAGCATATCTTCTCTCTTCTTCTCAGCAACGAGTTTAGCCCAAAACAGTAAATCATTCATATACATTTCTTCAAGCTGGAATGGAGTTATGTTTAGATACTGCAAAATGTCAATCAAGAACGTTGAAGGGAAGAACACTTTTAGCATGTCTCCCTTGTTATCAGTTTCAATAGCAAGTCCAAAGGACAGTGACATGGCTGTTGGATTAACTATGTAGAGTTCCCCTCCATTTCCAGCTCTGAAAAATTTAGCTCTTGCCACAGATTAGTTAATTCCACAAGCTGTGACATGTATGCATTGTCTATATCGTCTGGGTTAATCTCTGGGAACATTAGCTTGCACATCTTAACCAGTTTGTCAATGTTTTCTACGGCATCTCCTTCAGTCTGCAAGTTTTTATCCTTGGTTATCTTCTGCATAATCTCTCTTAGCTCTTTAACTTTTTTAGCTTTAACAACGTAAGACTTGTCGCCTACAAAGACATCTGCCACCCTAACTCCGTTTTCAATCCTTATTTTACTGTCACTCATTTATTGCACCTCCATTACTTTTTTATGAAAAATGGTATCCCAAGCGTTTGGAATTGTAACCTTTGATACGTCAATACTCCTTCTTCAACATCAATAGGTGGAAGTAAAACGTAACCGCATATCGCAGTTTGCACATCTTCTAAGTTTAAGTTTAATTCCACAAAAGCGTAACCATACGGATTATCAATCCATCTTTGCATTGCCCAAAACCCATCTGATGTTAACAACCAACCAACTGGTGTAACACTTTTAGAGCCATCAACCAAAGCTTCACTCATTATCATTTCAAAATGCCAATTGGAGAGCCCACCACAAAATGGCAGGCTCTCCTTAACACGGTCTATCGGTTTTGTCAAATCTTCTATTTTGCTTAGACACCAAACACTACCGATTAGACCTGTAATCATGCTATGTAGTCTGTATTGTCAACGCACCCATGCCGTTGAAGTCAGCAGAGAACGTTGCCTGACTGTCTGTAGATGCTTCTAATGTTAAACTCATCATCGCTTTGCCAGATATTACCAATTGTGGAGAAGAAGGCTTGCCAATTGTCATCTCAATAGTAACTGGTTCTCCGTTTATGTAAGCATCTATTAAAGCCATCTGTCCGACATCGCCAATGACAAGGTTCCCTTCACAAGATGCAGTCCAATCCTTGAATGTGGTCAGTCTTTCTACCCAACCTTCAGTATCGAAGTTAGTTACGTCCACATCGTTAACGTCCAAGTTCAAGGTCCACCTTGACATCTCTGCGATTTTAACATTGGTTCCACCTTGTTTAACGAATATTTTTCCGTATGCGCCGCTTATAGCCATTCTTTATTTCACCTCTCGCATTACATTAAATTGTTGCGTAAATATGTGCCTTTGCCTCGCATCTAAACCTTCATAAGATGGAGGTCTTGATGCTCTTATCATTATAATATATGCACCATCTTTGTATTCATACCCATCTTTGTTTACATCGTTGAGATGCTTATAAATATCTTCAATTATGGCAGAGCCATCAGCATATCTTTTAGAACGGACAACTACCATGATGATTGCTTTTTCCATCGTTGAACCGTTAACTTCAGCTCCATCTCCAATACCAGTATCGTAAAGTGCTACCAAGTCATCTAAATTAAAAGGTGGTGTGCCGACAAACAGCTCACACCTTCCGTTTATTGCTTCTGCTACAAGGTCATACACTGTTTCTGCCGCTAACATATCTCATTCCCTCTCTTAGAAAGCTGAAGTGTAGTGCTTAAAGTTGGTGCCAAATTTCTTATTGATTGCTCTAAGCATGTATTGGTTCATCGTTCCTTCTTTGTGATATCTATAAACGCCATCATGCACTAATTCGTGTAATCTGCCATAAGCCACTCCTTCGTCAAAGTCAAACGCAGATACCGAGAATGTAAAAGTAATCTTATCTGAAGATGAGCTTTCACTCAACTGCATCGTACTTCTTAAATTGCCAGTATCTTCTGGTGCAAGCACTTCTTTAGCATAGTAGAATGCATCAACGCTTTTCTTTCTAAGGTTAATGATTACGCCGTCTTTAATGAAAGCATCTTCAAGTATTTCTTGGTATTCTTCAGCTTTAGAAATCCACGGGTCAGTCTTAGATATTTTTATCTTTACTTTTCTCACCCTAATATTACCTCATAATGAGATAGAGAGCCGTCGAGATTGATTATTTCATTAACCTGTATCGCTGTGTATTCATTACCTTTATACATTACTTTTTGCCCGAGAGTTACTTGTTCTTTACAAAACATTAACGCTTTAGCTTGGTATTCAGTTATCATTAAAGCTCTGGTTATCTCTCCCAAGTAGCTTTGCGACATCTCTAACCTGCACTTAATCGGTTTACTAACAGTTTCATATTCACCGTATCTGTTAGTTCCTAACTGCTCTAACACGTAAGCTGTCTGCGTTAAGTATTTGTCTACAATGCTCATATCTGTCCAACTGCTCCAGCGATTAACGGTTTTATTAAAGACTTAGCCATAGGAGAAATTATCACCGTTTTAGCACTAACCCTATCAGTATTGTATGCCTCTCTAACTGAACCTACTGCTACATACGATACTCCAGACATAATAGCTTGTATTCTCGGGTCATTAGCCATTTCAAGTAAATACTTTGCCTGTTCGCATTGTGCCATCTTAATTATCTCTGGAGTTCCAATGTCAATGTATTCTATATCTCCAACCCTGTAAATATAAGGTTCTTGTGGGTATAACTGTGCGATAGCCTCATAAATAGAGCCAGTGTCTAAAAGCTCAGCTGCAAATTCTACTCCGTGTTTAATCATTAGAACTCTTGGAAATGCCATTGGCTGATTAGGGTCTTTCTTGGCACCTTTATAAATTAAAGTATCAAGCAAAGATGCAGCTTGAACTAATATTGCTTCTTTTTGTTCTTTCGTGAGGTCTTTCCAGATTCCTGTTCCGTCGATGTCTCTTGCTCTGAAGTATTCGTCTGCGTATCCGACGTCGACGTAACTGTTGGTGCCAATTGTGAGTGCCATCTGACCACCTCCAGCCAATCATAAGCTTTTATCAGTGTTTCAACTTCTTCGTCCTCTACATAAACGTAATGCTTGTTTTTCTTATCATACAATACTGCCATTTTAACCTCCATTTATCTCGGGAGCTGTCATGCGACAGCTCCCGCTAATAATGTGATAAACGTAATTATTGACCAGCTGATGGAGTTTCTGGTGGAGTTTCTTCAACGGGTAGTTTAACTGCAACTTTGTAAACGCAAACTGGTCTGATTACCTTAGCTCCGTATACAAACAATCCTTTAACGGCATCTGCAAATCTGTTCTCAGGTCTGTATGTTTCAATCTTCTCTACATCATATGCAAATGCCAACGCATCGTTAGTTCCAGCGTAGAAACGATAAGAATCAGCTAATGTTCCACCAAGCGTAGGAACGTTGTTGCTCATCTTAACAGTAAATCCAGCCGCCTGACCAACTTCNCCATTNAGCAAAGATACATAAGCTTGTGGAGAAGAAGCGTTGGCTACAAACCTATTGTCCTTAAGCAGTAGAGCTCTCAATTCTGGTGGAACGACAATCCAACGACCAGATCTCGGAACATTATTCTTGTTTAAAAGAGTGTCAACATCAACTAGCAAGTCATAAAAAGTATAAGAGCTAGATAGATTTACTCCTACTTCATTATTACCTGTTCCATCAACTGCAAATTTACCGGCGTCTGATTCAAAAAGACCTGCTATGTATTGGTCTACGGTATCCCGTAAACTATATGTAGTTTCTCTCATTATTGCAGACATTAGATCTACTAGTACTGCCCTATCTTCTAAATCCTCTATAAAGAACTGAAACGCCTTAGCCTGGTCAATGGTTAAAGTGGTTACCTGCTGTGCGGCAGCTCTACTAGGATTCCACCCAGTACCAAATCCATCTACTGGATCATAGTCTGTAATTGCGGCCCCAGATACGTTAAATACTTTTACAGACTGACCATATCTAACTTCTCCGATGTATTGAGAGTTAGTTAAAGAGCCAAATACAAGCTCTTT